ATTAGTAAGAGCAAATCGGTTTCCTCCATAATCTCCTGCTGCTGTTTCCCAGGTTCCTAATCCTTTTCTATCTCCCATAATAGATTCATAAGCTCTTTGTTTTGCATCAGGTCTTTTAAATTTGTCACCTAGCCATTCTAAACCACCTTTCACTGTTCCAAATATAGAAGGGAAATTAAAACCTTTATTATCGATGTTTCCACGATCTATTTCCTGCATTCTTATTTGATGTTGCCAGTTAGGATCTAAAGTATTTAAAGGTCTATTAGCTCCTGGGTAATTAGTCTCCGTTATACCATCCCCATACCTTAATGTTTTTTCAACCTCAGGATCCACTGCTACTCCCATAGCGCCATAATATGGATTTTGATCATAAATTCCACCTTCGCCTTGTAATGATTGAGGTAAACTTTTTTGAAGTTTACCAGCTCCATAAGCATAAGCCATAGGTAGCCCATAAGCTACGTTGCTTCCTATGAAACGTGAAGCTCCAGCTGTAGGTTTTGTATGAAAAGTACCCCCCATACTTTGAGGCATAAAAGCTTTCCAAGGTCTCCAATTTTTAAGAGCCGCCAAGTTTGTAGGTCGTACATTGGTAGCTCCACTTTGAACGGGCGCAACTTGATTTTTAAAAAATGTGTTTCCAAAAGTATTTTGTAGCATCGTATTGGATGCAGGTTTATTGAACCAATCAAATATTGCCATTATCTTCTCCCGTCTGGTTGTATATCCAGCCTAAAAGTTCCGAGCTTCCAGTTCTGAGCCTGATAAGACCCATCACTGGTACCGGTGTTCTCTATTTGCAACGCAATCGCTCGTGCTCTTGCGCGTGTATCAACTTTATCAGTGGAGCTTGTGATTGTAAAGGGTCCTAACGAAGAGCTCGCCGAGCTACTGTTCGGATAATTTCTTAAAAACAAAGTAATCTTGGTGTCTCCGGTCTGACTAATAAAGTCGGGCAGGAATCTTCTAATCTTCATAAGGTATTCTCCATCGCCTCGTAGGTCGGGTGCTCCTAAAAGTTGTCCCTGGGCCGCTCGTTTCTGGGTAATATCAAAGTCTCCTGAAAGAACACTGGCCGTGATCGCAGTGATCACTCCTCCGGCATCCACTTGATCGGTCCCTGTTTCCTGTTCATAATAAATGGTAGTGCCATCGGTATTGCCCACGACATCATAGGAAGCATTATCCGCTGTGGTATAATAACAGGCATGGGGTTTTTCAAAGACAGAAGAATCTGCCCAGGCCGTTCGTGCCAAAGTTCCTGTGTACCATATCGGTTTCTTAAGCATCACCGATTCTAAATAATTGTAAGTGACTACTCGATCCACCACACTAGAACCTGAACTACAATAATACCAGCTCACTTCTCCAAAAAGATTATTGAGTCCGGCGTTAATTAAATCTCGCGGAGTGAAGTTTAAACCTTCAAATACATGGTCTTCTACCAGGCACGGCATCGATTGAAGTTGACCAGAGTATTGAAAGAACCCATTTTCCGACATCCAGAAAGCGGTTCCATCCACTTCCATGCAGGCATTCTTTCCAATGAGTCCGCAGTTCGTTCCCGCGTGTTCAAAAGAAAAGGTAAAGGGCTGGCCAACAAAACGCATCAAGAAGATGGCTGCATCGGTCCAGATATACATCGTGTCCCGACCTCGAACCGCTCCCATAATTCTAGAACCCTGGGCCAGTCTTTGCGTCCCGGCGGTATTGGTCGCTGAAGGGGTATAGTCGCTGGTACTTTCCTGGTCCGCCCATCTGATAAACATGTCATCTTGAGTTGTAGAATCACCAATCGTGGTTTCGGTTCCTAAAAAAATTAAGTGACGATCAACGGGGGACACGATCATGTGTCTCGAAGCTGTAGGTGCTCCACTAATAATGGTAGCACGATTTTCCGTAGGATTAGCGGCTCCTGCATCCCATTCAAAACATTGAGCATTATAAATGAGAGCCATAAGTTTAGTTCCATAGTTATCCAGAACCCATAAACCTGGATCGATGGTAAAGTCAGCTGAAGACGCTTCTCCCCAGGCAACGTAATCTGAAATATTAGTTATCGTGGCTCCTGCTGTATGCTCCGCTAAGGTAGTTCCATTAGTAGCTCTTGCTCCTCCGCTTAAAATTCCTGTAGCTGTATCGTTAGCTGTATAGGTAATATCCTCTGTGCCTATTCTAATTTCTCCTGAAGTTGGAAAAGCTGATGAATCAGTTAATGTAACACTGGTCACACCAGCATCGGCTGCAATCGTTGACACCAGAGTTGTGGTTGCCGCTCCCGATGCAGTTCCTGACCAAGTGCCTGTTCCAAAGCCAAAGCCTCCTAATTGTTGAGAGGGTCCCACAGTGTAATAACATAACCCTGAAGCAGATCCTGAATTACTTAAAGGAGTTCCTGATTCAGTTGCCGCCATCGTCACTTCAATGGTCGTCGCCGTTGGTGCAGAAGTCACCATAAATTTTATATCTTCAAAAGAAGCATCCGTATAAGTGGAACCTACAGCCGTCACTCCGCTAACGCCGTCCATTAAAACAATATCATCATCGATTAGACCGTGAGGACTTGGGAAGGTGATAGTTACGGTTGTTGAAGAAGAAGTACTTGTGAAATCACAGCCTGCAATAGTGGTTCGAATAGGGTGGATGTCATAGAATTGACCGCCTGAATAAACATATAAAATTCGGTTGGTACCAATCGCAGCATATTTAACCCCTGCGTTATCATCCCAATGGTGAAGAGCTCTACCGGCACCTGTTAATTTATCTTCTCCTAACTGATCCCAGCCTCCAATTTTTTCAGGTGTCCCATATCTAAAACGTACATTATCGCCGCCGGTCCATTGTCCTTCGGCACCGGTAGGAGTTACTTGTTTGTTGAATCCTGGTAAAAAGTTTACTTTTTGTAACATAGAAATTCCATTTATCCTATAAATTCTGGGACCATAATAAAAATGAGTCCAAAAAAAATTTGGGTCTCTAATGATACAATTATACTAGATTAATGGGGATATCAACAGATTATGAAGAGGTTCGGAAGACCTTTGTGGTGGAAAGATTTCCCACACCAGTCTTAATTATCTCTTTGGATATTTGTCTTTAATTGGAGTAATGATATTAGTTTTCCAACCATCAATGCCATTATGATAAATGTCATCTAACTGGTCTTGCCAAGTGGGATAGGCTTTTTTTCTTAAATCTAGTATAACTCTATTAACGACATCATCGTCAACAGTTAAACCCCATTCTTGACAATAGGTAAAATCAAATCCTGCTGGGACTGAATCTAATAATTCTAAAGGTTCACCATAGGTTTCGTTAGACAAATATAGAAAAGCATCACAGCTTGGTGTTTGTGCTATTGTTATAACATCTCTTTCAATACGTTCGTCTGGTGTACCAAAAAAGGTTTCCCAGTTACTTGATTCTATTTTATATAGTTTCATATAACCTCCTTATCATTATATATCTTCATCTTCAACTCCTTTAAGTTCTATTTTTAATTGTGGATTTGGATTACCTTCTAGTATTTTCGTTTGCTTGGGTATTAATCCTACTTGTTTTAATGCATTCCAAGTGTAGGGATTACTCATAGCATTACGAATCCTAGCCGCAGAGGGTCTGCCATTCGCAATCATTTCAGACTGGATTTCTCTACCCATATTAACCGTAAATTCATTTGCGGCATTGGCTTCAAACATTTCTTCATCGGTATAGCCTTTAATTCTTGTCGGTTCTGCAAGAACATAAAGTTCCTTTAATAGTTTTTTTAGAATTTTAATTTCATCTTTAGTAAGTTCAAAGGCTTCTTTGAGAGAACCATGATGACTTTCAGCTTCTATAATCTCAGCTTTAAGTTCTAAAATTTCATGTTCTAAACCTCCTCCACTATTTTGTAGATGTTTTAGCTTTGAAAGTTTGGCTTGGTATTTTAATTTATCAACTTCTTCAAGAGCTTGCGCTCTTATTCTTCCTTCAAGAAATCCTTTTAATGTTTTAATTCTTTCCCAAGGTGTATCTCCTATGACTTGGTATCTGTAATTAAATTCTGTGTTAAATTTTTGTGCCATATTAATTGTAAGAACATGCTGCTAGATAACCTCTAGCAGTTCCTACTCCTGTCGTATCTGTTGCCACAACTCCAGTATTTGAAACTAGGTTGGTCATTGCACCAACGCCACCACTAGACTTAAAACCAAATATTCCTTTATCTCCATCATACTCACATGCCGCTAATGCATATCTAGCAGTTCCTACTCCTGTTGTATCTGTTGCTACAACTCCTGTATTAGAGACCAAATTAGTCGTTGAAACAGCAGTTGTTCCATCATTACCATAACCAAATATTCCTTTGTCACCACCATAACTACATGCCGCTAGATTATTCCTAGCAGTTCCAACGCCAGTTGTGTCCGTTGCTACGACTCCTGTATTAGATACTAAGTTAGTCAATGAAACATTACTACCAGAATCACCATAACCAAATATTCCTTTGTCATCACCGTATTCACATGCCGCTAATAGATACCTAGCAGTACCAACTCCTGATGTGTCGGTTGCTACCACTCCTGTATTGGATACTAAGTTGGATGTTGAAACTTTAGTAGGTTTTGTATTACCAAAGCCGAATATTCCTTTATCTTCACCATAAGAACATGCCGCTGGACCATATCTAGCAGTACCTACTGCTGAAACATCGGTTGCTACAACTCCAGTATTTGAAACTAAATTAGTTACTCCTGAAACAGCACTTGCATCTTCACCAAAACCGAAGATTCCTTTATCTTCACCATATTGCGTTGCCGCTAGAGATTCTCTAGCAGTACCAACTCCTGATGTGTCGGTTGCTACTACTCCTGTATTGGATACTAAATTGGTTATTGAAACTAAACTACCAGAATTACCAAAACCAAATATTCCGTTTAAGCCTGTTTTAGAAGGTGCATCAACAACAACCTCATCAGTAATTGGAATCCAACCCTTAGTTGCATCAGAATAAACGATCTTAACGGCTTGGCCATTTGTGGTGTATTCCACATCAAAAGTGTCATCATCGCCTTGATAGTTTAAGCCATTTGAATCTATAACAATACCATTCGTTCCCCAGTTTCTAGCATAATCAGCAAATATAATTGTATCTCCATTACTAGCCGAAGCGGGTAAAGTAATTGTACAAGCATTGGATGTTGTATCAATCCAATATCCGTTTCCAGCAACAGCAGTCATAGTTGCTCCTGTTTCTACGGCTTGCCAAGAAATGCCAGCCGCGAGATCTTCAAAAGCTGCCGATAGCCCAGCACCAGCACTTGTTAAGACCTGTCCATCGGTTCCAAGTTTGGCTATTTTACCTGAACCTCTAATATTTATTTTACTTCCTATTATTCCACTCATAATTTTTTAATTGTAAGAACATGATGCTAAATACGCTCTAGCTGTTCCCACTCCTGTTACATCTGTTGCTACGACTCCTGCGGTAGAGACCAAGTTAGTCATTGAAACTTTAGAGCCAGTATTACCATAACCAAATATTCCTTTATGGCCATCGTATTGCGTTGCTGCTAGACCAGACCTAGCTGTCCCAACACCAGTCGTATCAGTTGCCACTACTCCAGTATTTGAAACTAGATTAGTTAATGAACTAGATACACCAGTAGTATCACCATAACCGAAAATACCTTTATCACCCCCATATCCACATGCTGCTAAATAATTTCTAGCAGTTCCTACGCCAGACGTATCGGTTGCTACGACTCCTGTATTAGATACTAAGTTAGTTACTGCAGTTTTACTGCCAGTATCACCATAACCAAATATTCCTTTGTCATCACCATATTCACATGCTGCTAAAGTTTCTCTAGCCGTTCCCACTCCTGAAACGTCTGTCCCTATAACACCTGTATTAGAAACTAAATTGGTAGTTGAAACAGGACCAGCACTACCATAACCAAAGATACCTTTGTCATCACCATAAGAACAAGCCGCTAAACCAGATCTAGATGTTCCAACTCCAGTTACATCTGTTGCTATGACTCCAGTATTTGAAACTAAATTACTCATTGAAACAACAGTACTAGTATAACCATAACCAAATATTCCTTTATCAGTACCATATTCCGTTGCCGCTAAAGTTCTTCTAGCAGTTCCTACTCCTGTGACATCAGTTGCTACAACTCCAGCATTTGAAACTAAATTACTCATATTATGGTTACTACTAGTATAACCATAACCAAATATTCCGTTTAAGCCTGTTTTAGATGGTACATCGGCAACAGTCTGATCAAGAGTGGGTATCCAGCCATTAGTTGCATCAGAATAACTAATCTTAACGACTTGACCATCTGTTTGGTATATCACTTCAAGAGTGTCATCATCACTTTGATAATTTAATCCATTCGAATCTAATTCAATATTATTAGTTCCCCAAGTTCTAGCATAGTCGGCAAATATAATTGTATCTCCAATACTTGCTGAAGCTGGTAAAGTAATTACACATGCGTTTGATGTTGTATCAATCCAATATCCGTTTCCAGCTACTGCTGTTAAAGTTGAACCTGTAACTACTGATTGCCAAGAAATGCCAGCAGCGACATCTTCATAGTTTGCCTCAACACCAGCACCAGAACTTGTTAAAACTTGTCCGTCGGTTCCAAGTTTAGCTATTTTACCTGAACCCCTAATATTTATTTTACTTCCTACTATTCCACTCATAAATTTTCCATTTTAACCAAAAGAACATGCTGCTAAATTATATCTAGCTGTTCCCACTCCTGTAACATCTGTCCCAACTACTCCAGTATTAGAAACTAAATTACTCATTGAAA